CATAAGCTCCATCAAGCTTAGAGTATCTGGGTAAACACATAGCATAATTAGGATACTCAACTACCTCTTTAAGATTTTCAAGTATCACAAAATCCTTTTTATCCGCTGAGCTTATAGAACTATCCTCCTTTGCTCCCAATGCTATATCATCATAGACTATCTTTAGCCCCCCGGCATTTGACATTCTTTGGTTTCTGATAGCTGACAGCCATATGTATCTATACGGCTTGCTTGTCTGCAAAAACTCAATTTTTACAGTGTCAAAAAGCTTTACTTTAGCCGCACAAAAATAGTCAAAAGATGTCGGATTATATTCTTCTGCCTTTACAAGTGTACCATCTTTTAGCCAACTTATTTTTAGTTTCTTTACATAATCACCTGATAAAAGGTTAAATCTAAGCTGTATACCGTTGCTTGTCTTTAGCCTGTCATACCTAACAGTAATTGTTGGTACATCGGCAAAATTGCAATTGTTATCTGATAAACTGCTGCTGATATACCCGCTAAGCCCGTAAGGTATAATATCAGGTGCGTTCGTGTAATCTCCATTTAACTTAGAGTATCGTGGCAGACAATACGCAAATCCCTGCATAGAATTCTCAGCACCAAATAAAGTATCAAGAGTAGAATATTCCTGCTGATTATTCGTCTCTGTTTGTATATCCCATCTCATTATCTTCTCCTTTGTGGCTCAATTGCTATGAAATTTATTGCCAGCCCGTCATAAGCCCATATGTTTTTTCCTTTTCTTATCCTTAGATTGTCTTCACCTTGAGTAACATATGCTGTAAAGCTTAATGTTTCATCTCCAAAAGGTAAAACAATATTATGTTTGCTATTATTTGGATTTGATATAGCTTCATAAAAATCATTGTAGGATTTCATGTCATTTTCAAAAGGTGCTACTTTCAATGTATAGTTATAAAAAGTACCTAT